CTCTTTTATGAAGAATGACTGTGCTAATGGATCTCCAGCCTTTTCATTTCCACGTCCACCACCACGTTTATTATGTGCAACATAATTATTGGCGATATATGTGTTGTCACCATCCAATGTAAAGTTATGCAAGTTAGTGTCAGCATCAACTTCTTTAAATTCTATTGAGAACACTTTTTCAACTTCATTACCTTTATTTCTTATCTCATCACCAATTTCAAGTTGATTAACTTCTAGGTCAGGATAGTTTTCATTAGAAATTTCCTTATTACAAGATTTCCAACCATCAGTTGTCATAAATGGGTGGTCTTCAGTCACAAAGTAACCCTTGTTGTTTATGTTTGCTAGTTTTCTTCCGTTTGTCTTAGGATTTAAAACTACCTTTACTTCATTGATTGTATTAGATAAACCTAATAACTTATCACCAACTTTTATTTCTTCTACTTTCTTTTGAGAACCATCGGCAAGTGTCATTAACGTGCCGGGCATAAAGCAGCCGCCACCTTTTCCACCTCCTTTTCCACCTTTACCTTTTCCACCTCTACCTCTGCCACCTCTACCAGTTCTACCACCTCTCCTTCTTCTTCTTCTATTGTAATGACCCCCTCTTCTCTTACTATACTGTTGTAAAAACCTTTCGGTCTCCTCTCTTCCTGTAACTTCAGTGTCAACTGTAGTCCCTATTTGTTCAGATACAGCTCTATCTTGTGATTCAAAAAGATTAGTAATCTTAGCATTTCTTACAGAAACAATATTTTCTTGAACTGTCTGAACTGATCCACTTGCAGTGTAGATATCTTTACCTGTAGTGGTTGTTTCAGAAAAATCATTCTCTGGATCATCTGTTAATAAGAAATCTCTCTCTCCTGTTTGGAAAACTGGATTTGTATTGACATTTGGATTTGGAATATAGAAACTACCTTGAACTGTTGATGTAAAATCAGTTACTAATCTAACGTTTGTAATTTTTGCTTCAGCACCAGATGTTCCACCCTTTAAAATCATACCAGTTTGAACATATCCAAAAAAGTCTCCCTGTGGTTGATTGGCAAGTGATATGGTGTCAACGTTTAACAAAGTTGAGGTTGATGAGTAAGTGCTTGGTATGATTGAAGAACTGCCTCCACCACCTGCTAAAATTTGACCTACATTACCACCAAAAGATTCAAGTGCTAAATTTGCTACTTGTGTGTCTGTATAGGGATTTCTAAGATATCTTTTTGTTGGTGCATCATGAGGGCCTTCTTTATGATTTGAAACGGCAGCTCTA